CTAACAACAACAGTATGAATAACAACAAGAACAACAAGAATAACACCCTCAACAATAGTATTAAGATTATTAATATAAGCATCCATAATAATACTATTAACACTAATATAAAGAATATCAAGACTTTGAAAAACTTTAATAGCAAGAATGTTATTATTAGATTGACTATCTACCGCTCTACGAGCGGCATCTAGTGACAGGCGGCAACCTCATCATTACTACGAGTAGCAAGCGTAGCAGTATCGGCATCCTCAACAACATCATCATCACCATCCTCAACATAAAAAGTTATTTAATTATTTTCGCATGCGACACTAACCGTGCAGGAACTTTGATTTACCGGCATAACAAAGCCGTTTCATATTCATCCGCAGACGAACAGAAACGGCTTAATTTGGCACTAACATCTAATGTCTTGTCGATACTATTACAGCGAAATAACAGCCGCTAAAACGCCCGTAAATCGCCTTAAACCTTAGCAGACCTGTATCAACAACAGCAACAACAACAGCAACAATATTATCATTATCATAACCTTAACGGCTACTAACATTATAAACCTCAACATCTCTCTTATCAATAACAATATCCGTAAACTTACCATTACCAATAAGACGTTGAAGACCTTTAAGTGCCCAATGAAATATAATATCAGCATCATTATACAACTTCCAACTAAGATTAATATCTTGATTAACAGGATTAATAGTTTGATTAAAAGGAATATTAATCCATCTTCTACTATCTCCGATATGCACTTTACTCATATAAACTTTAGTATTACTAGCAAACATTAGCTTAGCATAAACATCCATAACAACAGCATCTTTATCTGTATTACGATGATTACTAATAGTATTACCACTAGCAATAAGTCTAAAGATAGATTGATTATACTTATCACCTGTTTCATGACTTATATTAACAAGTTTATCTTTAAGTGCAAACTTATCATTAGATCTAGCAGCAGTCATATCTTGAAGTGTAATATGAGATACATTATCATCACCAATCATATTATTAATAGCATTAAGAAATACAGACTTACCATTAGCACCATTACCATATATAATAAGAGCTTTTTCATAATTAAGAATAGCATGAGGAACAAGACAATAACCAACATATTCTTGAAGTATTTTTTGATAACTTTCATTAGGCACAACTTGATCAAGAAAGTTATACCACCTACCTCTATTAACATTCATAAGCTGACTATCATATTCAACAGGAAGTCTATATCTAAAATCATATTTATAACTAGGTTCAGTTTGTTGAATATCATTAGAAGTAACTCTAATAATACTTGTAGCAGCATTAATAACAATACCTTTATTATGTATCTTAGGTTTTTCATTAAGCATAAGATTAAGCATAACTAGCTTAGCAATCTTATCATAACCTTTAATAAGATGAGTTTCAGTTCCTAGAATAATAGTTATAGTCTTTTGAATAAGAACTCTTAGAGCAAGTTGGTCATAACTTTTCCAATGTCTATCTGTATAAGCATACATTTGAGTTTTATCGGCATAAGCCTTAGAAGCAATCCTAAGATGATTAGAAACATATAAAGCAAAAGTATTATCATCAATGTAAGAAGTAGGTAGAGCTTCTTTAATATTACGAAGTATAACTCTATATTCTTTTTGAAATTTAATAAGTTTTTCAAGTAGTTTAACATCTTGTTTGTTATTAGAAGTATTAATACTTGCGATAAGATTATTAATATCATCTGTAAAATCTATTTTATCACCTCTATAAGCATAATCAGCATCTAGTAGAGCTTTACGTATAGTTTTAATACGATTTTCAAGTAGTTTTATATAAGGAGCTATATTACTATTAGCTCTAACATTAGGATTAATAAAGAAAGCTGCAAGAGTAGCATCACTATAACCATAATTTTTAATAGTTTTAATAAGAGTTTTAATAAGATAAATTGTAGTCTTTGTAAGACTTTCAGTTTTAGTATTCATAATAATAGTTTTTTAATTAAGTTAAAAATATTAAGATTATTGTAAAAGTGATACTTTTGTCACAAAACGTATATGTTTTATTATATACGTTTTTGGCGAAAGTATCACTTTTTATAAAGATGTTCGACAAAACGATTTAAAGCATGAATAACAACTTATAGCATCCGTTGCTATCATTAACCTTAGACAACATTTGCAAGCTCTTAAAACGTCTAATATCATCCGTATTACTTATAAATATTTGTGTAAGGACAATTAATGTTGTATATTTACATCGACAAAGATACAAATTTAATATTAAACTTACAAACGTTATGAGTAACAAGAATAATAATAATGATAATGATAATAGTAATGATGTATATGCTATTAAAGCTAAGATTGTTTATCTACTTATACTTATATTTATAATTGATGTTGTAATTTATAATGCTTGTAATGTTACTTATAGAGTTCATGCTAGATATGAATTATCTGTTAAACCACTTGACAATAATGTTATTGATACTAATGTAATTAATCATGGCGATACTATCAAAAAACGATTTAAATAAAGTATTATCTATACCTGCTGGTTATACTGTTAATGATGTTGCTTATATACTTAAATCACTTGTTTATAAGACTATTGACGAACTATTGCTTATAGATACTGATGATAGAATGCCTTTTATTATTAGTTATATTGCAAAACTACTTACAAATGCACATGCTAATAATAATACTTATATGCTTGAAATAATACTTAGAGTTGTTGGTGAAGATATTGACGATCATAGTGTTAGAAAAGATATTAGTGATCTTTTTCCTCCACTTCCAAATATGAATGAAAGAACTATTGAATTACCTAATAATAATAATCTTTAATATATTAATATGACTACTGTTGCTACTAAACATATTAATTATGCTACTGTTGATACCGCTAAATATAATAGACGTTATAATCCTAATCTTATTGCTCTTATTAATGGTGCTAGTAGTAACAAACATATTGGCGTTTCTCTTGAAGGTTCTTCCCGTTCAGGTAAGACTTATTCGGTTATTGATTTCCTTATTGGTATTGGTGCTGCTGGTTATCATCTTGATGTTAATATAATTAAAGAAACTTTTAATTCATTTCGTTCTACTCTTTATCGTGATTTTAGTGCTAGACTTAATGCTTTTGGTATTAATAATCCTTTTGATAGAGTTAAAACTGTTACTGATTTTAATATTTATAATGTCCATATACGTATGCTTGGTGCTGATAAATCATCTGTTGCTCAAGGTGCTGGTAGTGATATAGTTTGGTTTAATGAAATTCTTGATGTTGATGAAAAAGTATTTGATCAATATACTATGAGAATTAGTAAACTATGGATTGCAGATTATAATCCTTATGCTGTTAATCATTGGTATTATGATAAGGTTGATTATGATGATGCTGTTTATAAGTTTAAAAGTAATTTTAGAGATAATCCTTTTTGTCCTATTGCTAGTAAACTTAAAATCCTTAGTTATGAGCCTACTCCTTATAATATTACTAAAGGAACTGCTGATGCTTATATGTGGGATGTATATGGTTTAGGTAAGCGAACTAGACCTGAAGGTGTTATTTATAATAACGTTAAGTATGTAGATGCTTTTCCTAATGACCTTGATTATATATATTGTAATGACTTTGGTTTTACTGTTGATCCTAATGCTCTTGTTAAACTAGGTATTGATAATAATAATATTTATGTTGAGGTTCTTGCTTATCATCCTGTTGACAACGCTCATGATTTAGATGCTGTTTACAATAGTCGTAATATTGACCATAATAAACTTATTGTTGCTGACAGTAGTGATAAATATGTTAGTGAAGATAAAGGTGTTACTAGAATGGTTAGTGATATGCGTTCTATTGGTTATAATATGATTAAAGTATCTAAGACTAAGAGTGTTATGTATTGGATTGGTAAGGTTAAAGAACATACTATTAATTTTGTTAATAATGATCTGGTTAATAATGCCAAACGTGAGGTTGATAGTTATGCTTTTAAAACTATTGCTGGTATTACTATTAATCAACCTGCTGGTGATACTCCTGACCATATACTAGACGCTCTTAGATATGGTGTTATGGCTTATTATGGTTCTGTAATGAAAGTGTTTTAATAATTAATAATAAAGATATGAATATATTTAAAAGAAATAATGTTAAAAAGTCTATTACTACTAACAACAATAGTGATGAACTTTATATTAATGGTAGTCTTTTCACTCCTATTAACTTTGATACTTGGCTTGCTTATAATACCGAAGCTGTATTACTTAGTGACTTTTATGGTAAAGTTCCTGAAATACAAATACCTGTTAATTATATTGTTGATAATGTTGCTAATCTACCTCTACGACATGTTAAGGTTCTAGCTAACAATAAAGTTGTTGATGTTGCTAATTCTAAAGTTCTTAATGTTATTAAAAAACCTAATCAATTTCAAACAACTCATGCTCAATTTATAAAGCAATATATACTTCAAAGAGTTGTTAACGGTATTGTTTTTGTTAATAAGATTGTTCCTGCTGGTTCTAATTCTGCAACACCTACTCAATTATATATTCTTGATAGTGCTAGAACTAAGGCTAAGTTTCAAACTATTGATGATAATACCTCTACTGCTAGTCTTGATCCTAGACTATGGACTGTTAAAAAGTATGTTACTGACATGGGTTATGGTAATATAACTTTAACTCCTAATAGTGTTAACTATGATGCTGAAGCTAGTCTTCGTTCTTTTCATCAACTTAATTATAAGTCAAGATCTAGGGTTGGTAGTGCTATTTCTGCTATATCTGAACTTAAATATAACTATGAGGCTAGTCTTAAACTTTATCGTGACAGAGGTGCTTTAGGTATTATTAGTCCTAAAGATGCTATGAGTCTTATCGATAAGGATTATGCTAATGATCTTAAACGTAAGTTCTATGATAATAATGGTGTTACCGGTAATAAAAATCCTTTTCTTGTTAATTCTGTGCCTCTTGAATATACTCCTGTATCATTTAATGCTAAAGATCTATTACTTAATGAAAGTAAGAAAACTAATTTTATTACTATTTGTAATATAGTTGGTGTTGCTCCTAGTATCTTTCTTGAAAGTATTACTTATGAAAATAAAAAGTATGCTGCTCTTACTACTTTAGATACTACTATACGTTCTTATGCTGATGCTATGTGTGAAACTCTAACTAATACTTTTAATCTTGAAGCTGTTAATGAGAAACTTATTATTGATTATGATAATGTTCCTTTACTTCAAGAATATAAGTTACAACATGCTAATACTTATGCTTTACTATATGATAAAGGTATTATTACTATGGATGAGTTTAGAGCTGCTGTTGGTATTGTTGCTGTTAATGCTTAAAACTGCCTTTGCCGGCAATGGTTGTGTAATGGATGTTTGGAAACGCTTATAGCCTCACAGACGAATTTTAACAAGCAAATTAGAGCCTCAACAATCAATCTGATACTATAATGCAATTTCATCCTTAAACATCCTTAAACACTCTTAAAATGATAATCTATTTTCAAATCAATTAAATAACTTATAATTATGGATACTAGTCAAATACTTCACTACGATGTTCTTGCTAAATATGGCAAAGCTAATAAGTCGTTGTATGAACACTTACATGCTAATAAGTATGAACTCATACGAATAAAAAAGGCTGCTACTAAACATACCGCCGGTATTGCTCTTAGTGATATTAAATATAAATCTCTTCGTGACAATCCTAGTGATTGTATATTTGGTTGTAGTGTTGACGATAATGTTAAAAATATGTTACTAACTACTAAAGCTATTAATACCGAAACTATTCCTTTACTAGCTAATGAAGTTATTAATGTTAAACAAATTACATCTGTTAGTAATGTATATGATAGTCATGGTGATGTTCATCTTCCTAATATGTGGAATAAAACTATTAAAGAAAATAAGAATATTATGTTTCTTGATAGTCATCTTCTTGACTTTGAACATATAATTGCTGATGGTGCTGACCTTAGGGTTTATACTAAAACTGTATCTTGGTATGATTTAGGATATAACGTTAAAGGTAACACTGAAGTTCTGATTATGGATGCAGATGTTAAATACA